GTCATTGTTGGTTGGCAGTCCGGTAAGGTTGCTAAAATCGGAAGGTGAGTTAGCCCCCTTAATCAACGCAAGCAGCTCCAGTGTTGTCTGCCAGTTTAATTTTTGCGTCGACGCGACCGCTGAAGCCGTATTCGTAAGGTCTGTTGAAAGTTTTTCAATTTTGCCGGTCGAAGGTTTTTCGCCAAATTCGATATCATACTTAAACGGCTCATTGATAGTTTGAACAAAACCCAGCACCCGAATTTCGCGATCGACGTTCAATATTGTTGATTGAATTCTTATAACCTGGGCAATTTCAAGTGCAATATGATTATTTTTGAAATAAAGTATATCACACTCCGAATTGAAGGAGTCCCTAATTTTTGAAACTTCTGCCAGATATTCAACTGCTTTCTCTGCGAGCTCCAGTTCCGCCCTGGTTACGTAGGCCTCCGGCATTTTAATGTTGATCAATACGTATTTGTCACCAACAGCCGCGCAAATATTTGCAGTTGGTAGTGTCATCCCATCATATTCGGTAGCAATTATGGTATAAGTCTTGGTCGCTGCATCGTACGTTTGAACTTCAAATTCGTAACCCGCCAGCTCGCCAGTATTAAATACAACCTTGGCTGTTTCGGCTGTAAGCGTGTCATTCACATCAAAATCAAGGTTGGCATCTGAAAATTTGAGTGCCCCTGATACAGCAGTAACAATGCCAGGATCATTGGAGCTACCCGCATTGAGTCTGGGATATACCTCTTCAAATATTTTATCACCTTCACGGACTCCGTAAAGAGATACATTTTGCAATAGATATTCCCCATCAGGCAGCATTAACCTGGTTGCACCGTTGCGATAGCCATAGGGTATATTTTTGTTTGCTCCGTAGGCAAAAAGGCAGGTAACCACTGGGTCAGTATCACGGTTAATCCGGCGAATCCATTTCAGGCCATTACCCATTCCGTAAGACAGCGCGATTACTTCTCCGTCAAAGCCTTTTTTACAAAGGCTGATCGTTTTGGTACTTGATATGAAATATTCGGTTTCAAATTCGGTAGCCAACCGCTGAAGTACACCAAAACAGTTTTCTCCGGAAAAATCAAGCGTCTTGAGTTCAGTATCGATTACATTGCCTACTGTCCAATCCTCGCCGTTCCTGTTAAGATTATCCACAATTAGCCGAACAAAGGTCAACGCTTTACCCGATAGTGAAAATTCAGTATTAAGTGGGATTGAAGTGTTATCAAAAAGCTTGTACCCTGTTTTTGGTAGCTCGTAATCGATTCCCTGAAATTCGCAATTATACTCTACCTCCCGGGAGGACACCTCCCTGATGACAGGTTGTGTATTGAGGGTGAAGATTTGTCCTGTCCATAAAATGTGATCGCCAATACGAAGGTCTATTGCCGCTGTAAGTCTGAAATTCAGGCGAACAATGTTATCCCCCATCAGCTTGCAGCTGTAGGCGCTGTCGTCTGAAGGATGGACCGTAGCAATAACCGTATTTAAGCGATAAATATTCATTTTATAATAAATCTAATTCATTGTGATTGCTGGTAATTTCAATATCGATACGCTTCAAATATTCCTCGAGAAGTTCCCCTACAGGAAAAATTTGCTTATCAATAATCGAGTCGTTGTTAAACGAGCTTGAGTCGTGTGTTCCAAATCCTGCAATACTGCTCGAGTTAAGTCTTTCATTACTCAAATACCAATTGATCCTATCTTTTTTAGCTTGTAACTGTTTAATTCGTCCAACAAGACTATTTGCTTTTGCTAATGTTTCAGTATCCATTTAATTGATGTTTAAACTTTATTTAAAAAGCAGGATTTGCTATCCCAAACTTGACGGTGAAACGTGCAACCACCTTATTGACTCCCTTTACTTTTGTGATCTGATCATACGCTGACACCTCCTTATAATAAACCGACAGTGTTTTTTCAAGCTCTTTCACGTATAGCGTTCTCTCACCAGCCGCCTTGAGTAAGGTGAAAAAGGCATTGTGTCTTACCCACCATTCGGTTTCATTCGAGGCAGAAAGGATAAAACTGATATCAGCGTCCTTGGCCTCAAATTTTGGAGCTGCAAGGTCTATCTCAAGACCATTCTGCTCGGGCCAGTTATTATTAAGCGATGCTTTGCGCTTTGGCGGCTGCAACAATTCGTTATAACTTTCCTTGAGCATAAACGCGCCGTAGGTTGTCCAGATATCAATCGTATCAATCTTCACTTCTCCTGTCATAGCTATTTCACTTTTATACCGTCGTTTTCAAACCTACCCAACCGGCTGTCAATATTTCCCAAAGTTTTATTCATGGCGTCGGTATTGTCAGCTGTGCGAAGCTGATACTCCAGGCTCTTTTGCATCATGGTCATACTGGTTGTATTACTTTCAATGAGCCTGGCCATGTTAATCCGGATAGCCGAAATATTACCACCAAGAGCTGAGGCTGTTTCTTCAGTAACACTCTTGATATTTGCGGTCATCCCCTTTGCCGAATTGTCGGAGCTAAACATTTCCGGGAAGGATGAGGTAAGTGCATCCCATTGGCTTTTTGCTGAGTCGGATGCTAACTGCATTGCTGTTTTTATGTCTGCAATTTCCTTTGGATTAAGGTTTCCGTCAGAAAACGCGTCAGCAATTTGTTGCTGAGCGTTTGTTAAAGTATCTCCCAGAATATTGGCTTTAAATGCTGACAATACAGCATCCCTTAGAATCTGATTGGTGTATTCCCCAAAGTCCTTAACAGAACCCTTACCATCCTGAAAAGCCTGGGCAATTGAATCCGCCAGTACATTTTGAGTCTGTCCCTGGGAATTAAAATCAAGGAGCTCCTGTTTGGCCTGTTTAATGAGTTCCTTCGTTGCCTCAATTTCCTTTTCAGCTTCAGAAATTTCATCCCTTAGCTTTCCCTTATTTGCGAATATTTGTGCCGCAAGATTCCACCATTGACTTTTGATTTTATCTAAATCGAATTGAGCTTCCGCCTTATTTTTTTCAACCGCAGCAAGCTTTTCCTGTAGGATGTCAATTTCTTTTTGCCGGGTGTTTGCCTCTCCTCCTTGCCGCGCCGCATCCTGGATTATTTTAGCTTGTTTTTCGAGCAGGGTGTTTACTTTTTCAATGCTTTTTGCACGGTCTGAAGCTCCGAAATCACCCCCTATTGTTTGAAAAATTGCCATAAGCGATATGGCCGAAGCTAATATAGCAGCAGGATCACCCTTCATTACCCCTTTAAAACTTCCGGCCAATTGGGATACATTGCCTAATATTTCTGACAACTCTTTGTTCGAGTCTTTAAAAATATCGGATAGTAAACCGGCAGCATCGGCAACCCGGTAGAATTTTTCGGCTAATTCATCTGCCTTTTTCTTTTCTTCGTCGATTAATTTTTTAATGCGCTCATTTGTTGCCACTACACTTCTCTTCGAGGTGTCGACTAAGTCCTGTGGAGACCTTTTAGTTGGTTTTGAAGTTGTAACTAATTGACCAGTTTTGGAAGACATCGAAACGTTTAGCTTTCCGTCATATTCCTGCCCGTATTTTGCCTGGAGTAATGCCAGGTCAATAATTGCGTCTCTTAATTTTTTCTCAGCCTCAAGCGCAACTAATTTCCGGGCCAAACCTTTTAGTTCCTCCCCCTGGGCGCCCTTAAGTAACTCTTGAGTGGCTTTAATGCGGTTGTCTAATTCAGCATCCTCCTTCGCCTTTTGGGCAGCTGCTATTGTATCCTGCTCAATTTTATTTTCAAGCGACTCCAAAGACCTTTTTGTAAATGCATTACCTTGCTGTTTTTGAGCCTCCAGCTCTATTTTTTTGGATATCGATTCTGCGAGAGCATCCCGAATAGGGAAAATTATTTTACTAATATTAAATGCCTTTTCCCCTGCCAGTCGCCCATCTTCACCCATTGCCTTTATTTCTTTCTGGGCCTTGTCATAAATCTCTTTAGTTTTACCTGAGGGGGCCTGCAGACTATTTCGGAGCGCTTCTTTTATCGTTTTTTTAAGTTCATTATATCGCTCACCTTCCTCAATCATATCCTTAACAGAGCGATAATTACTTATAAAGGATTCAATCTCTGAAGCGGATGTTTTTCCACCTGTGTCAGTGCTTGCCTTATCTAATAATGCTTTAACTTTCTTAGTTTGAGTTTCAATTAAATTATCATATTTCTGTTTACTTAAGGAAATCATTGACTCATAACCCAGCTTTCTTTCAGAATTGTTATCCTTACCCTTATCGTATGTTTTTTCGCGTGCTTCAGCAATTTTTTTATCAAACGCGGCAGATAATACTTTATCCTGATTCGTCAGGTTATTAACCTCTTCCATTGCATTTACAAAATCCACTGCTCCCTTTACAGCCGTAGACATTCCATCGTTAAAATTGCTCCAGTCTCCAGATGCAATAGTCTGAAAAAGATAGTGGGTTGCTGAGGTTACAGCAGTAATTGCCTGTTCGAAGGCATGAGCTGTTGCCTCTGTTGATTCAATGATTTTTTTGCCGATTTCCATTGCACCCGCTACAGATGCCAATCCGATCGCCCATTTACCCAGCGAGGCAATAAGTCCCCCTTGCGACGCAACTTCTCCTGCATTGGCCGCCATTTGCTGCCGCTGCATCCCGATCATTGTGGCCTGCTCTTCAGCCAGTGCCCTCTTTGCTCCGCGTAAGTCGCCCAATATCTCTGCCTTTTTCCCTGGGTCGGTAGCCTCTTTTGCTGCCTGGGTAAGATTTTTAATGTCGCCGGTAATCTCCCTGATCAGCTGGCGCTGCTGGGCAATTTGTTCTTTCAGATTATTGGTGCTTGCCTTAACGCCAGAGTCAAGACCTTTAACAGCAGCCATGGCCTCTTCAATGCCTTTAGCTATTGTCTCGCGTAACAGTATCTCAATTTTAACCGGCTCAAGGTTTGACATTTTTGGCTCCTATGTAATCGAGGAACTCCTCCTCGGTTGTTTTTTTCTTTATCTTCACGTATCGTGGTTGGTCAGCAAGCATCAGCTGGAGCGCCTGCCAACTCACCCCCCACATTATCTTTTTCATGCTCCAGCCGTTTGTTGCCTGGATAATTTGTAGTAAAATTCCAAAGGGGCTATGGCTACCTACATAGTGGCCGCTTGACTCCCCTTTACCTGTGGACTCAGACTCCTGGTTACATTCATTGTTCCGATCAATCTGATAGTATTGGTAAAATCCTCGACTCTGCTCAGCGTGACAAGCCTGAAGGCGGACTCAACAAGGATGATTGGCGACGCTCTCCAGAGCAAATATCTCCCGAGCAATGGGGCAAACAGTCCGCTGAACCACCCGCGAAGGAAACCATAAGCTACAATTGTCGCCACTGTTTTTCCATGTGCCTGGATAAGCAATAAATCATCCTCCAGCGTATTTTTCGCAATCGTTTTTGAGTCGACTCCTATTGATAGCCAGGCCCTGCTTACCCTCACCATTGTTCCCCAGTAAGGGCGGCGGATTGTGAGCCTGATTTGTTTTTTACCAAATAATCGAAACAACCAGGGCGCGGTCATCGGAATGCTCACGCCCTGGTCTAAGAGGATATTGGCTGCTTCGCGCTGAGCGTCCGTTGCGCTGATACTACCCATTACACTTCACGAGCGATAGTATAGGGCATATCTGTATCAAGGTCGGGCAGTTCAATGGTAATCACCACAGCAATCTGCGAGATGGCAGTACGTGAAATATCCCAGTTAAAATTAGCTGCAAGGTGCGCCTTTGGAATGGTGATTTTCAAACCACTTTCAGAGATTAGCTCTGCTGAACCATGAATATCCGCCGATTCTCTTGCAGCTGTATAGGTTTTGTTTGGTGCAACTCCGGTGGCTGCGCCGCCAAACAATTTAACCAGGATATCAGCATCAATTTCCATCAGGGTTAATTCAATTTTGGTGAGTCCCGCCTTTTCCTTTAACGATAGTGCCGGAAAGTCGGGGTTCTGGGCAGCATAAAACTGCTGAAGACTTGGAGCTTCCGATGTGAATTTCGGAGTTCCTACCAGGATTTTACCAAGGCTTTCGAGGGCCAATCCTCCGACAGCCTTCCACTTAAACGATTTTAATCCGTATTCAATAGCCATGACTATGATTTTTTAGAAGTTTTTTTAATTTTTTTTATTCCCCCGGAGAGATCTCTTAACCGGGAATGTAGTTCAGCATCGTGCTCATTAAAATGTACCATGCCATCAGGCGACTGCCAGCACTCATTCAGATGAGGGTATTTGGCGAAAAACGTCAGTGAGTCCATTGTTAGAATATTTTAGATTTAACGAGGGCAACAACAACTGCAATTACAGACAGCCCTGCAACCCCCTTCCCAATGTTTATCCACAACTTTTGCCACCAGGTTAAATAATTCACCTTTACCTCTACCGGCACCCTGATGGGGACCTCGCGGTAAACAATCGAATCTCGTACTTTCGCAAAGCTGATATCTGGAGCAGTCGTAACCTTATATTTTAACACCCCGGCATTGAATGAAAATTGGCTCTCAGTATGTTTGCTTTTTTGCTCATCGAGATTTTTCATAATTACCCGGTTCAAACTATCGCACTCAAACAGCGCAGCAATATTGGCCGAATCAGCCGGAGCTTGTACCGGCACCAGGCGCTCAACAATTTTCTCTCTGTACTGGATGGGTACAATTGCATTGTTTTGCGTCTCTTTGGTTGACCGGCAACCAATCACCAGGATAAAACTAAGCAGTACGATCGTGTATCTCATTGCGTATTTCAGTTATTGTCGATTCAAGATTGTCGGGAGTAATTTTGTCGAGTAGTTTTAATACCCTGGTAGTGGCTGTGGTCAGCTTGGCGACTTCTTTTCTTAACGCATCAATCTGTTTTGTAATCTCACAGTTATCCGCTTTGGCGGCTTCGAACTGAGCTTTAAAACATTCGGCAGTTTCTCGCCAAATCTTAACAGCCTCCTGCACATTGTCGAGTTCATTTGATTTGGCTGCTGCATTCGCCTTTTTGCGCGTTGCCTGAAGCGTAACCAGGGTGCTGATGAAGCTCAGCATTGCGCCACCTAGAAGAAACTGACCAATCTGACCCCATTCCATCACCTTATTGTATTAAGCCACTGTTCAACATCGAAAGAAGGGCACGCTTTACCTCTGTCAAGGTCTCTGTGTCCCACAATTTTTGCATTGGGGAATTTCCGGGCGAAAGCCAGCACGTATTTTTTCATTGCCTCTTTCTGCATTTGCGTGCGGGTATCCTTGGGCGAGGAGTTGTCAGAGTTCATTCCACCGGCATAGACAATATGACGGCTGACAGAATTAAACCCGGCGGCACCATTGGTGATTTCCCAGGGGTCAATAATGTCGTCTTCATTATTATCAACCATCCGCTCAACACCGCCATTGATATGGAACAAATCCGTGTACCCAATCTGGTTCCATCCCCGTCCCTGGGGAGGAGGTGCGGTGTGCCACCGGCGTATATCTTCCGAAGTCACCTCACGCCCTTCGGGGGTAGCGGTGCAGTGGATAACAAGGTATTCTATTTCACGACTCATCCTTTGTGTTTTTTAATCACCTCAGGAGCTAAAACCCCTGAGGTGGTTAATGAATATAAACTAAGCTGAAGCGTCCTGGACGATGGCCAGCAATCCCTGAACTCCGGTTCTCATCGGACGTCCACCGGCGCGAACCAGGAACGAATAAATATCACCGTAGTAGAGTGGGTCTTTAATGCTTTCAAACATTTCGGTCTGACCGAGCGCACGGCAAACACTATTCTCGTGCCATGCAATTACAGCCGAATTGTCAGCGGCAGCACCGGCAGCTGTCCATAGTTTTGGAGCAACAGCAGTGGTGTAAAGCCCCGCTTTCGAACGCATCATGATATTGAACGTGTAGAGTTTGCCCAACACACCGTTTTTAATGTCGACCAGGTTGTGAAAGGCCATGGCCTCCTGTGTTGTAAGGCTGTCCATAAGTTGGCCGTACATCTCAGCGTCAACAATCATATACCGGCCTTCCTGGGGAACATCCTTCGCATTAAATTTTCCCATCGCGGCTCTGACATCTGCCTTAGTAAACAGCTTTCGGTTACCGGTAGCATCTGTGGTGTGAGCTGCAACGGCAGCGCCTGTAGTTCTAATCGTATAGGCCAGGGCGGGCGACCAGTTAAATAGCATGTCGTTCGATACACTCTCAATCAAAATGGCCTTGTCAGTTTTAATAACAGACTCACGTTTATTATACGAAAGTTCCACCTGATCAGCATAAGGAATCTTAATTGGGTCGGTTGTAAACTCATCGAGGTTAAACGTTAAATCATTATCGGTGCGAGCTCCAACAGCAGCAGGGTAAACAGTTCTGTTTTTTGTCACACTCGACCCGGTACCCGCATTAGGAATATGAACGGTTTTTCCCGCATTGACAAACTCATCCGCATTAAACGCTTTACTTAAAAAGCTATTATCGGCGAATAGCCCCTCGACAATAGAGTTCATCCAGATTTCCTTTTGAACAGCCATACCAAATGAACCGGCAGGGGTTAGCGGCATAAGGCTCATCACCGATCCGACCCCCATCACCGCGATAGGATTAAAACCCGTGGCTACGGAAACGGCAGAGGCAACAACAACATTAAACATCAGCGCACACAGCGCAATCAAAATTTTTGGTCTCATAACAGAGTAAAATAAAAATGGTTAATAATTACACTTGTGGTTCACAGCCAAACCTTGCCTTGAACTTCTCCTTGTAGAGGTCTACATACTTGTCTTTCAACAATACCAGCTTTCCCTCTTTGTCGAGTGTATTCCAGTCCTTTTTCTGAAGGTCTGCAAGTTCAATAACACTACTGCCGCCAGCACCGGTTTCGATAAGTCCGGTAATGCTTTGTCTGGCCGGAATTGCTTCAATTGTAGATTTTGCAGCATCAAAATCTGTGTCGAAAAGCTTAATGTAGCTGTCCTTTGCGGAGGCGTTCACACGGCCCTCCTTAATAGCAGCGTCAACCAATGCTACAGCCTCAGCCCTTTGTTTGGCCTTTGCTGAAGTGTTCAGTTCATCAATGCGGCCTGATAGGGTCACATTTTCGGTTTTCAGTCGGTCACGATCACTGATGACCATCCGAATTGCGGCAATTTGCTCCTCCTGAGAAGCATTGTCCGCGAGTTGAAGGATTTTTTTAAACGGCATATTTTGAAAATTATTTGTGTCAACCAGCTTTATAACCGTGCTGGCATCGGTCAAATCAATAGTTTTCCCATCTGAATCGTAAAAGGCCAGGGCATTGTGATTGCCGCCAATGGTTACGATTGAGGCTTCACGAACTTTCCACTTCGTTACAGTAGGAAGCGTTTGGCAGGGTAGTTTTAACAAGGCATCGTCTGAAACCTCTTCGGGTGGCCAGGCTCCGATTGAAGCCATGCGTACAAAGTCGCGATCTACCTTTCCCGATACTTCCGCTCCACGCTCATCTTTCATATCAAATACCGGATCACCAAGAATCTTTCCACCCTCGATACGGATATTCTCCCACCGTCCAATTGGCAAGGACCAGTCATTGTGGTTAAGCAACATTACCGGGTTCTTTCTGAACTCGGTAAGATCAGCGCCGGAGGTGAGCATCCGGAAGCCGTAAGTATTGATTGTTTCGTCATGCAGAACAAACGATTTTTTCATTGCAGTTCGTGTCTTTTCGGCTAAATAAATACCTCCATAGATAGGTCACAAATAATTCAGGAACAGTTGGAGTGATTACTCCAACCGTTAGAATGTTTTTCTGATTTCTGGATGCCTTCAATTAGCTTCGCTGAAAACAGAAAGGTATGGCAACGAAAAAGGAGATGCAGGATAAGCGCGATCATGCGAAACTGCTGTTCATTCATGAGCAATTGAATCAAAAAGAGATTGCGGCAAGAATCAAAGTCTCAGAGGTAACCGTCTCTAAGTGGGCCAATGCCGATGCCTGGGAAAGCCATAAAGTATCCATAACCATCACAAAGGAAGAGCAGCTTAAAAACCTATACCGGCAACTGGGGGAAATGAACAAAACGATTGCCGGGCGCGACGGGCAAAAATATGCATCTGCGTCAGAGGCCGATGCAATCAGCAAACTGGCCGGAGCGATAGAAAAGATGGAGAGCGATGTTGGAATAGCCGATATCGTTTCAGTATCTAAAAAATTCCTGACCTGGCTGCGAAAGTTCGACCTTTCGAAAGCCCAGGATATCACACCGCTATTTGATGCATTTGTAAAAGATAACCTCCGGTAATATGACCAGAAAACGATTAAAATCGGATGATAAGTTTGCCCTGACCGACTGGGAAGGTTTCCGTAAGGATATGATGGAGCTCTCGCTGATTGATAACAACGAGAGCCATGCCGATCAGCTTAAAAGAGTTGCCAGGCTCGAGGCTGATACCGAAGCCTGGTTTGCCTTTTATTTCCCGACCTATTATAAATCCAAACCCGCCAAATTTCACACCAGGGCAACAAAACGTCTGTTCGAAAACCGCCGGTGGTATGAAGTCAGGGCATGGAGCCGCGAGCTTGCCAAATCGGCCCGCTCGATGATGGAGGTCGTTTACCTGGCTATGACCGGCAAAATCAAAAACGTTCTGCTGATATCCAACTCACAGGATAATGCTGAAAGGTTACTTATGCCGGTGATGATCATTTGTGAAAGCAACAAACGATTGATCAACGATTACGGGTTACAGGAAAAGCCCGGAAACTGGGAGGTAGGTGAATTTGTAACACTGTCGGGTTGCGCCTTCAGGGCGCTGGGAGCCGGGCAGTCACCGCGTGGTACCCGCAATGAAAGCTTCCGTCCTGATTTCATATGGGTTGACGATATCGACACCGATGAGGAGTGCCGCAATCCTGACCGGATCAACAAAAAATGGGACTGGATCGAACAGGCGCTTATTCCCACCGTATCGGTAAGCGGAAACTATCGCATTCTATTTAATGGCAATATCATTGCACGCGACTGTTGTATTACCAGGGCATTCAAAAAAGCGGATCATGTTGATGTGATAAACATCCGCGATAAAAACGGAAAGTCGGCGTGGCCGGAGAAGAACAGTGAACAGGATATTGATAAAATCCTATCGATGATCAGCACCGCCAGTGCGCAAAAGGAGTATTTCAATAATCCGCTCAGCGAGGGAGATGTATTTAAGGAATTAACCTGGGGAAAAGTACCACCGCTCAATAAATTTCGTTTCCTGATTGCCTATGGCGACCCGGCACCAAGCAACAGCACTAACGGGAAAGGCTCTTATAAGTCAATCTTCCTTGTGGGTAATTGCGACGGAAAATACTATGTGATCACGGGCTATCTCGACCATGTGACCAACGATGAGTACGTGAACTGGTATTTTTACCTGAAGGACTTCACCGGCGACAAGACCGTTGTTTACAACCTGATTGAAAATAATAAACTTCAGGACCCATTCTACGGACAGGTGTTTATCCCGCTGTTTGCCACAAAAGGAAAGGAGAAAGGGTTTGTGGGGATAATACCCGATACCAGGGCAAAACCCGACAAATTCAGCCGCATCGAGGGAAACCTTGAACCGTTAAACCGTCTGGGAAAATTGGTCTTTAATGAGGCCGAAAAAGCCAACCCTCACATGAAACGCCTCGAAGAACAATTCTTACTGGTAAGCGCTCAGTTGAAAGCTCCAGCCGATGGACCCGACTGTATTGAAGGAGCGGTATGGATCATCAACCAAAAGATGGCCCAGCTCGAGCCGGGAAGTTATACGATAGGTGCAAAAAAAGGCAATTCTAAACGTTTTTAAATAGTTTTTAATCATGACTAAATTTCAAATCTTATTACTCAAGTTCCGGATGCGGCCAGCCGCGCTTAACCGTGCCAAACGGAAAGCCGACATGCTGCACCGGAAGACGGGTAACCGCTTCAGGG